TTAAGAAAGCGGTGACCTACGCACTGCACCCAACACGGAACATGATTATCTGGTCGGGTACAGCGTTCAACGCAAAAGACCCTTTGTACAAAGCCGTGGAGTCCGGTGCGTGGCAGGTCAACGTGTTCCCTGTGTGCGAACAGTTCCCTTGCACCAAAGAAGATTTCCGTGGTAGCTGGCCGGACCGTTTCCCTTATGAGTACGTCAAAGCGGCGTATGACATGGCTGTGTTGGAAGGCAGTGTTGAGACCTTTAACCAGGAGCTGATGCTGCGGATCATGTCGGAAGAGGACAGACTGATCCAAGACAACGAAATCATGTGGTACTCGATCAACAACGTCCTGCGTAATCAATCGCTGTTCAACTTCTACATCACCACAGACTTTGCCACCAGTGAAGCGGATAAGTCCGACTTCTCGGTGTTGTCTGTGTGGGCGTACAACAACAACGGTGACTGGTTGTGGGTAGACGGTGTGTGCAAACGTCAGCTTATGGATCGGAACATAGACGATCTGTTCAGGTTGGCTCAGATGTACCGGCCACAGTCGGTGGGTGTTGAGGTGAGTGGTCAGCAGGGCGGTTTCATACCCTGGATCATGAACGAGATGATGCAACGTAACGTGTACTTTGCGCTGGCCTCTGAGAACAACAACAGCAAGCCTGGGCTGCGCCCTGGTACGGGCAAACTGGAACGGTTCAACGTCATGGTTCCGCAGTTCAAGTTGCACAAAGTGTTCTTCCCCATTGAGAAGAAAGCCACGGCGCCATTGATAGAGGCGGTCAATGAACTGTCTCTCGCGTCCAAGAGTGGCTTCCGTTCCAAACACGATGACTTCATAGACACCATCAGCCAACTGGCTGTGATGAACGCCTGGCGCCCTAGTGAAACCGGTGATTTATCTCAGCAGGATGAGCATGGAATATGGAGCATGGAAGACGCAGATGAGCCGGACTCACCCATGAGTTCCTACGTTGTTTAATACCGGAGCCAGAGTATGAATTTGAAAAATGTAATAGACCAACTCAGTCACGGCGAGTTGCGGAATGTCTTCATGGCCGACACCAGTGACGGTGATCTGGACGAACGCAAGAAAGAAATGTTGATCACCCATGTGACCATGGGGCTTGCGGCGTTGCACACACGGTTCTTCCTGAAAGAACGCACGCACGTTGTGAATCTGTTGCCAGGCACAAAGTCTTATCGGATAGATGAGCCGGACCTGCTACGCATCGAAGCGGTACGCGACCTGGTGAATGATGAGTATTTGATCAACGTCTTAGGAGAGCCTGAGTCGCTGCACACGCCTGACTACCGGACACTGGATGTACCGCTGGCGTTGTATGAGGAACTGGTGTCACCGGTACTGGAAGTCTTCTACAGAGCGAACCATCTGCCCCTGGATAAAATGGCAAAGTATTTACCATTGGATCGAACGGAGATTGATCTGCCGTACACGCACTTGGAAGCCTTGACCTTGTATGTGGCCAGCCGTGTGATGAACCCTATAGGCATGTCTGAGACCTTCCATGACGGCAACAACTACGCGGCCAAGTACGAACAAGCCTGTCAGCGTCTTGAGTTGTCAGGGTTTGAAGTGAGCCAAACGGGAGGTAAAAATAAGTTTGCTGCGGGTGGTTGGGTCTAAGGGCGGGATTGGCCCCTAGCGGGGCCATCCCTGCTTAGACAATGTTCCGTTCGTGGAAGACGGCTTGCCGGCAGTGGTACACATCGTCTTCTGATTGGTAAATAACAAAATCACCTGGGAAAACGGTTTCATGTGCTTTGAAGGTAACGTTGGTGTATCCAATAGCAATCACGAATGTGTTGGCGTCAATTGCCTGCATAACTTCCTTACCGGTAATACAGTAAGCCAGTCGCTTGATTGGTTTGCTTTCATACTCTTTAAAACCTTCCATACTTACTCCCCTGTTGAACCAAAGCCACCATGACCACGGTCAGTATTGTCAAGATCATCGACCAACATAAGGTCGAGTTCTTCCGTTTTAATAACAAGCATCTGAATAAGCCGGTCATCGGCTTCCCAATCAAATCGGCGTTCATTTCGATTACGCAAACATACCATCCATTCACCACGATAATCTGGATCAATAACACCCACGGTGTTATTCAAAGACAGGCCTTTTTTAGCGCCTTTGCCTGAACGTGGTAACAACAACGCAACGTGGCCTTGAGGAACGGCGGCTTTAAAACCCAGTCCTGCGAAGACACCGATGGGATTACTCCCAAACAATGTTCCACCTTCTGGCATATACAAGTCATACGCGGCCGCACCGTTTGATGTTTTAACAGGCATCTTAAAGTTGTCGTGTACTGGTTTGATATTCATTTCGGCACTCCTTTATTTAATTGCATACCATGTACGGAATTGTACATGACACAGGGTTAAATACTTATGGCTGATATTGAAGAACAGTATGATTCAGAGATGGATACTAAACCACTTACTGAGTGGAAGAACGAGCCAACACTCCGAGATTTAAAGTCTGATCTTAACGAAGCTCAGCCAGAACACGATACTCAGGTTTCTAAAATCACAGGTTACTTGGATAATCTGAATGTGGAAGGTGCGGCCAAAGTAAAGGCGCCGGCTGGTCGATCTAAGATTGTTCCTAAGTTGATTCGTAAACAAGCCGAGTGGCGTTACGCTGCACTGTCTGAGCCATTCCTAAGTACGGATGATTTGTTTGATGTGGCGCCTGTCACTTGGGAAGACAAAGCGGGTGCGATACAGAACCAGACACTACTAAACAGTCAGTTCCGTACAGCCATTGATAAAGTAAAATTCATTGATGAGTATGTGCGTACAGGTGTAGACGAAGGTACGATCATTTGCCGTGTGGCTTGGGAATCTGAAGATGAAGAGTACACCGACACGTTTCCACAAGTAGAGTATGTTGTTGATCCAGAGTCAGCAGAACTGCACCAGGAACTTGCTCAAATCAAACAAGAAAATCCTAATGCGTATTACACCGATGTACCGGAAGAACTCCGCACTGCTCATGATCTTACTGTAGAAAACGGTAAACCTATCCGTCCTAATATCACAGGATACGCCGAAGAAACACGCACACGTACCATTAAGAACCGTCCTACGATTGAAGTATGCGATTACCGCAACGTTATCGTTGATCCAACGTCTAAGGGCGATCTGACCAGAGCAGGTTTTCTTATTTACAGTTTTGAATCTTCCTTATCGGAACTGGAAAAAGATGGAAAATACAAGAACCTCAAAAAGATTAACCCAAGCGATCACTCACCGCTGGGAGACCCAGATCATGCCTCTGATGATGCGTATAGCTTTACGTTTAACGATGAACCCCGTAAGAAAATTATCGTTTATGAATACTGGGGATATTGGGATATTACTGGTACTGGTATTGTTGAGCCTATTGTAGCGGCGTGGGTAGGTAACCAACTTATCCGCATGGAAAAGAACCCTTTCCCTGATAAAGAAATTCCGTTCGTCATTGTCCATTACTTGCCGAAGCGTAAAGAAACACACGGCGAACCCGATGGTGCCTTGTTGGAAGACAACCAGAAAGTCCTGGGAGCTGTCACACGCGGCATGATTGACATTATGGGTCGGTCTGCCAACGGTCAACAGGGTATGCGTAAAGACGCCCTGGACACTGTGAACAAGCGCAAATGGCGTAATGGTGAGGACTATGAGTTCAACCAGACAGTTGATCCTCGCCAGGGTATGTACATGCACACTTTCCCTGAGATTCCCAATAGCGCCCAGTTCATGTTGCAACAACAGAACATGGAAGCCGAGTCTCTAACCGGTGTTAAGGCCTATGACCAGGGCGTGTCTGGCGCCTCCTTTGGCGATGTAGCGGCCGGTGTACGCGGTGCCCTTGAAGCATCCTCCAAGCGTGAGATGGGCATTCTGCGTCGGATGTCTGCGGGTCTCGTTAGTATTGGTAAGAAGTTTATCGCAATGAACGCCGTGTTCATGGACGAGGAAGAAGTAGTCCGTGTCACCAACGATGATTTTGTGAAAGTTCGCCGCGATGAGTTGGCCGGTGAGTACGACCTCAAACTGACTATTTCCACTGCTGAAGAAGACGAGAAGAAAGCTAAAGAGCTTTCCTTCATGCTTCAGACGCTTGGCCCCAGTGAAGATCCCGAGCTACGTAAGATCATTCTTACTGCGATCAGCCGACTGCGGAAGATGCCATTACTGGCTCATGAGATTGAATCGTTTGAACCCAAGCCTGATCCACACCAGCAAGAGATGCAGAAGCTGGAATTGGAAGAGATGCGGGCGAAGATTGGTGAGATCAAATCACGCACTACTGAAAACCATGCAGAAGCTCAACTGGATCAAGTTAAAGCTAATAATACTCAAAGTGATACTGACAGAAAAGACTTGGATTACGTCGAGCAAGAATCTGGTGTTACTCAACAACGTGACTTACAAAAACAAGGTGAACAAGCGAAGGCGCAGGGACAAACAAAGATACTTGAACATAACTTGAAGCAATCAGCGGAACAGAATAAGGAGCTTAAAAAATACTTATCTGGGGCCGATGAATAAAAAGTTGTGATAAATGTTTTTTATTTGTTTATGGTCAAGATTGTTTAACACTATTGAACTTCAAAAGGTAATTGGAAAATATTATGAGCCAAAACGATGTAGTTGAACTTGAGCTGAACATTAAAGAAGCTGAAGACCTTGTTAGCCTGGGTAAATCCCTTGAGCGTCTTGAAAAGAACAAAGACTTCAAAAAGGTGATTCAGGAACAGTATCTGCATAACGAAGCAGTACGGCTTGTTCATCTCAAGTCCGATGGCAATATGCAAGATCCCCGAGTACAGGAACGACTTGTACGGGATATTGATGCCATTGGCTCATTTACCCAGTTCTTGAGCAAAGTGTTTCGTGAAGCAGACAGTGCCCGCGAAGCCATCAGCATATGTAACGAAGAACTTGACCACATTAATAACGAAGGGGAAGACGCATGAGTGTATCCACCGAGACCAATGACCAAGTAGCCAATATGGATGCTCTGGGTATGTCTGATGAAGACTTTGAAAACATGGACACAAGTGCGTTTGAAGAACCCGATGTTGATGACAGTGCAGATGACGAAGGCGAAGGCGATTCCCCTAATGATCCTGATGAACAGGAAGCTGAAGGGGAAGACGCCGAGCCGGAGGCAGAGGTGGCTGAGTCTTCTGCAACTGAAGATGATAACGAAGACGCTGCAACCACTGATGACAAAGATGAAGGCGATGCTGAAGAAGGCGAAGGTGACGACACCGCCAAACCAGATGCCGAAACTGAAACTGAAGAGTCTGGTTCAGAGGAAGCTGCTAAAGAAGAAGCAGCCGTTGATTACAAGTCTGAATACGACAAGCTGATGACGCCGTTCAAAGCGAATGGCAAAGACATGAAAGTGGAAAACATTGACGAAGCACGTCAGCTTATGCAAATGGGTGCCAATTACAATAAGAAGATGGCTGGACTAAAGCCGTCTTTGAAGACTCTGAAACTCCTTGAGAACAACGAACTCTTGGACGAAGGGAAACTCAGTTATTTGATCGACCTCCACAAAGGTGACAAGGGTGCGATTCAAAAGCTGATTAAGGACAACGGTATTGATCCAGTTGATATGGACGTTGATGCCGAAAGCGACTACAAACCCGAATCTTACACTGTCGATGATCGTGAGATGGAACTGGACGATGTACTGGAGCGAATCCAGGACACCACATCGTACTCAGACACCATCAACCTCGTTAGCAATAAGTGGGATGCTGCAAGTAAGCAGCATGTTGCCAA